TCCTGATAATCAGGAAGAAGCGTCATCTGCTTCTGGATGATTTCCTCCGCCATGGGTTATGCCATCCTTTCAAACTGGTTCATCATTTGATACATTTTCGCAGCCCCCGCATTGCGGTTGCCGCCCCCTGCACCCTTAACAGCGTCCGCTGTCATGACGAACTCTCCATCCGATAACCGTGCTTCTTGTACCCGTCCACCGTTCTGGTAGATCGCTGCCGGAATCGAGTCGCTTTTACCTGTGCCAGGGCCTTCAACAAAACCACCCATCGCCATCGTCTTTGGACGGTAGCTTACTTTTGGTGTGCCAGGAGCCGCGACCCCACGATAGTCAGGATTGCGTTCGCCTGTCGCGTACTGTCGCTGCTCTAGGTCTGACATGATGTTTTCAAAACGAGGACGACGTTGCTGTTCCAACATAGACATCAACAATCCACCCATCACAGGATCGACTTTACCCTGCGCATCTTGAACGCCAATGCTTTGCATAATGCCTTGCAACGCTGCTGTCGGAGTGCCACCTGCAATCATGCCCATGGCTGCGTTTCTTGCTGCATTTTGACGACCTTGATCAGAAGCAAACATACTTAGCATGTTCGCACCCTGCGCTTGTGGCGAACCACCGCCCAGCGCACCAAGGGCCAAGCCTGCTTTACCCATTGTAGAACCTGTCAGGAAGCTGCCGACCCCAGATTGAAAAGCATCCTGCATAGAACCGCCGCTCAACAGACTACCAAGTCCGGAGCCAAGGGCCGCGCCTAGAGGATTACCGCCGCTAGCAACCATGCCAACGAGTGCGCCAATCGAGGAGAACAGATCGCCCGTTTTCTTTTCTGTTTGTTTTTCGTCAGCCATCACGCCTCTCCCGAAATCGCTTCTGGGGCAGTTACAGTAATACTTGTGCTGCGCCGTTCTGCTCCTGTCCAAGACTGTCCGCAATCAGGACAGTTACCATCTGGATAGCTTGCAATCTCTTCTGGCGTGTCCACTGCGTTATCGCAGTTTACACAATGAACTGTATCAGAACTTGTTGCTGGTTTCCAGCGTCCGCCGTCTGGCATTGTAAGAATAGTGTCGCTCATGATGTTGTCACCGTAACTGTGCCCACTGCGCTTGTTCCGGCTGAACCACGAACGTGTGGGGAATTGATTAATGCTATCTTAACAAAACCATCCTGTTGAAACAATGCCCCAGTTTCAAGGCCACTGTCGTCTGTTTGTAGGTTGGTTAAGACAAGTTGAGTATTACGCCCTTCGCCTGGGTTTTGCTGCTGCGTTAGATAGACTGAAAACGAACGCACAAGTTCCGCAAAGTACTGCTGGTTGTAATCCCCAGGAGGAATACCAAAGTACGGAAGGGGTAGATTACGGGACATTAACGCCTCCCGTCAGGTCGTATATCCACTCGTGGAGACCCAAGCCGCCATGTTACTCCAGCGTCCTCTGATTCAATACGGAAAGCAAAGCTGCGCCCACGCAATCGGATGTGCGCGTCCTGCGTAAACTGCTCCACGGGAACCGTCGCACTCTTGGTTACAGTCGAATCCGTTTCCTGTAGATAGGTGCCGCCAGGGAAGTTCCGCGCTTTGAGTGTCATCGTTGCACTTGGATTCTCTGCCGTAGAATCCCTAAAGGTAACATCAGGAATCAACCTACGGATAAACGCAAAGTTGTCCCCGTCTCCAATGTCGATCTGACTAGACTCAACATACGCGTTGATACCGCTTGGTGTCGAAGTCTCACCGTTATCGAACCCATTTTCATGGCGGTAGATGTAGTTCCCTGGACCCGCTGCAATCGGATCCTCACGAATACCTTGGTCTAGCCAAGCAGAACGCGCCATGTTGCCGTAGTACCAAAGTTGTTGTGTATAATTATACACAACGTAGCGGTCGTTTTCTTCGCTATTCGATGATGGATAGAACCACCAGACCTCCCCAAACAACGTATTTACACCTGCCGTAACTTTCTCCGCCTGTCCTTCGTTGAAATCAGAAAAGACGTAGTCCCGTACGGAACATGGGATCCGCTGCACAGTACCAGCATAAGCATAGAACTCGCGCTTACCCATCCAGAACACGTTGTCCTCCACGGCAACCGCAGCTAGCGGCCCACGAATAGTCGTGTTTTCCGAGATATGATCCACACCAAATGTAAACGGTGGTCCCAAGAATTGCATCGAGTACAAGCTGTCATCTGTAAACACAAGAACCTGTTGGCGTGTTTCGATGGCTGTAATAATCTCTGACCCAGAACCAAGGCGAATGGCACCAGCGTTATTGGTCGCCGTCGCTCTCCAGTCGGTCAAAGATTCTTGGTCCGAGAACCGAATAAGCAACGGGTCTTGCACCCCTGGATTGTCCTCACTGTCGCAACCAAACGCGATAATGTGACGGTCACGATCTGAAACAAGAACCTGTTTTGCGATTGTCGGAGTGCTATCTGCATTGGCAAGCTGGGACAGTTCCGTTGCACGGACAGTTAGCGGGTTACTTGCCGACGCATCCCAATAGTAGATGTCGCCGTCCCGCACGTTGATTAGTAGATCTTCACCGAAGTTGTCGTGTGACCAAATACGAAGGGTGTCTGTAATAACCGTAAGCTGGGCCGCTTCGCCCCAACCGTCACGGCTCCATGTGCCTGCGCCCCAACCGTTACCAAGAACCGTGGTGTTCAAACCCACGTTGATTTGATATGTGCCCACGGTTGCCGAACCACCGCTGCCTGTGTCAGAGGAGTTCGCTGTCACGTACGTTGGGGTATATACGCCGTCCACTGTGATGTCGGTTACAGACGCAACTTCACGAGCGCGAATGATGTAGTTGTTCGAATCCACAATCGTGTCGATTTGATACTCTTGGTTCAGAACTGCCGCCGTGATGTTCCCACCCAGTGATACTGCATCCGAAAATGTAACAAAATCGTTCTCCACCGCACCGTGACTAGAGTCCGTAACCTGTATTTCGTCCGATCCATTAGTCGCCGTAAATGTTACGTCACCCGCTGCCGTAGTTGTACGGATAGGAGTGATGTCGTAGAACGCGCCACCTTGGTTGATATAGTACTTGAACGCAGTACCTACGCCTAAGTACTCATCCAAGTTCAAGCTAACCCAAGGATGCATTGCACGAGCAGACCCAAGAAACGAGTTCGCTGAGTCCTTGATCCACCCGCCTATCTTTTCGGGATAACCAAAACGAAACCTAACCTTGTCCATGTCATACCAGCCCCCTTCGTTAGAATACGAAGTGGTTTCTTTGTTAATACCTGGTTTGAACTGGAGCTTAGTTAGTGGCATCTGTGTTCTTGCCTATCCGTTTATGACTATTTTACCGACCCCTGAATAGCTTACAGAGCCTCCTCCTGTTTTTGTTATGTTCGAAGTGTTTGACAAACTAACAGATGAACCGCCGCCGCCGCCGTGAAAGTTCCCGCCAGAGCCAGATCCCCAACCACCAGATGAACCGCCAGTATAACCACCGCCGCCGCCGCCAGTAAACCCACCTGCACCGCCGCCGCCAAAGCCGCCAGCAAATTTACCTGAGTGATCAACCATTTTACCCCCCTCACCACCGTTTTGCGGTGCATAACCACCATAAGCTGCGTCGTATGTACCACCTGTGTTTGCAACCTCACCGTTAGAGTTAATGCCCGCGCCGCCTGCGCCATTATTCCAACCCGACCAGTTACCTTGGGCACCCCCCTCACCATCAGATACTGAGCCAGGGTTTGAGTTTGCCCAACCAGAAGAAACACCGCCACTGGTAGAAGACAACCCGTCCCCGCCGCCTTGCGATAATGTTCCGTTATTGCTGCTATATCCACCTGCACCGCCGCCGCCGCCCGCGACAGCTACCAAATTCGATGAAGTAAGCGTCGAACTTGTGAACATCCAAGTTGCGCCTCCTCCACCACCGCCAGCATATTGATTGTCTTCATTAGAAGTCTGCCCCTGATTGCCGACAATAATGTAATAATATTGCGTCGACCCAACAGTAAGATCAAACTGAACTTTTGCTCCTGTGCCGCCGGCTCTCTCGTCGCTACTGTCCTGTATAGCGGAACCACCTTCAGCACCATACATCTCGATCGTGTAGATTCCCGCTGGAAATAGTAATTGAATGACGCCGCTCGATACATTCAAGAGCGAAGTGTCTGTCGCATAGGACCCAAGGTTTAGACCCCAATATCTAACCTCTGTAAGTGATAACGCCCCAGCCGCATTATTTGCAGTGGTACTGTCCTCTATACCCCTCAGAGTGAAATCTGAAAAGAGAGGCCCGCCTCCAGTCCCACCGCCACCAAATCCTCGAATTGAGCCACCGCCAAAAGTTGAAAGCATTGGCGCAAATAATATTTGTTTTTTGGGGGGCAAAATCATGCTAATACCTTCTCTCTTACAGAAACCGAGACATACGCTCCAGCAATCGAGTATTCAGACAATCCGTCGATTAAGCGTTCAGACAAGCGTTCGTTGCATTCTGCCTCTTCTCCTTCGAACAAGACATAAACAACATCACTATCTAATCTGCTGTTCTGTGACGCTGGAAGGGTCATGATAAGCTCAAACATCACTCAGCCTCCGTTGATTATGCGTACTGCGTCTGGCTAGCTAGAACCGTGAACGTCGCGTCCGCTGTTTTAATGATCGTGAACGTATATACATCGATACCCGATGCGTTACCCGCACTCGGCGCAGAACCACCTGACCACTTAGGCGTGACCGTCGAACTATCAACTTGATAAGCGTTGAAGTAGTAAGGCGTTGCGCCATTTGTCATCAAAACACTAATAGTAGCAGATTGCCCTACAGCTAGTGTAGAATTAACGCTTGTGAAGTTAATAGTACGGTTTGCTGTTTGGTTAGCAGTTAAATAGTAAACTGCACCAGTGGTTATCGCCTCGGTATAAGTGCCTGTAGTGCTGGTGTTCGTTGTAACTTTTTCAAGCACTTCCTCAATGTCTAGGGTGCCGTCTACAGTAACGCCGTCAGTGACCGCAGTGCCTGTTACGTCAACGCCTGTTGAGGTTGTGGCGAGTTTTGCGGCATTGTCATAGTAAATATTGACAGCACCGCCGTTCGCAGCAAACAAATAATTTTCGCTGTTATCAGCGTTTTTAAGTTCAAGATTATCTGCTTGTATTCTAAGGTTACCCGTTCCAGTGTCTTGGATTATACTACGAGATCCGTCGTGTTGTATAACTAGATCGGAGCTTGCGCCGAAAAGTAGGCGTTCAGTGTCAGGAAACTTAACATCGCCGTTCGAATCCGCAGTCACAGTCTTCGACGCCTCAACTGTACCCAACGTCGTGATGTTGTTGTAGTTCAACTCAGTCGCTGTCGCCGTCACACCAAGGTTCGTCAACGCTGTAGCTGCACTCGCCAAGTCTGACAAGTTGTTCGATGCATCTAACGCACCAAAATTGGACGATACATCCGTAACCGCGGCACCCGCACCCGCTCCATCGCAGTAGATAATACGAGACTCGCCATTTGGAACTGTGACGTTGGACCCTGTACCCTGTGAGAACACTGCGCTCTGACCAGAGCCGTTTTTCACAAAATAAAGTTTCTGCGCGTCATTAGGCGAAACCGTAATTGTGTTTGTTCCAGAAGGAGAACCGCCAAGTACTAGAACCTTGAACATACCGTCAGACAGCGTACCGTCCGTAGTCGTCAACGTGTGTGTTGTACCAGAAAGTGTAATATCACCAACGCCGTTTGTTAGGCGGTCGATGATGTCGAAGTTAGTATTTGTGGACGTACCCCATGTACCGGATTCGTCACCTGTGGCGATCTTTTTAATACCGCCGTTTGTTGTATAAGTAGCCATATCGTTTCCTCTAAGCTGCTATCTCAGTCCAAACAACGGTCGCGTCTGGATCAATTCTATCCCAAACTAGCACAGAACCAACCGTTCCGCTAGCCTCTACACCAGTGACGTTAACTATCGCGTCACCCTCTACAGCAGGCCGAGTAACTTCGCCTGTCGCGGACAATCCAACCAAGTTTACTATCGCAATACCCTTGGCTTCAACTGTGCCGACTTCTCCTACAGGAGCGATACCGTCTGGATAGACATTGGCATCACCCGTCATATCAAGTTGCCCAGCTACACCCGTCATCGCAGGGGCAGTAACTGGAACATCAATACCCGTACCACCTGTTACAGTGACCGAGCCTACATTTGTTGTGGCCTCAATACCCGTTGTTGGAACAACCGCACCACCAGAGTGATCAACCTGACCAACTTCACCTGTAGCTTCGATGCCAAGGCTAACGCCCCATGCTCCTTCGCCCCAAGTGCCTCGGCCCCAACCGCCAAAGACAACGGTTGTACCCGTACCACCTGTCGCAACTACAGAACCAACGGCACTTGTAGCTTCAAGACCCGTGACATCAATTATTTGATCGGTAACAAGTGTGACCGTACCGACCCCACCCGTAGCTTCAAGACCCGTTACCGGAACGTCCGCCGTACCTGTAACAGTAACTGAGCCAACCGATGCCGTAGCTTCAAGACCCGTTACGTTTAGAACTTGATCTGTAACAAGTGTAACCTGTCCAACGGCACTTGTAGCTTCAAGCCCTGTAGTAGGTGTAACCGCTGTACCCGTAACAGATACTGACCCCACCGCTGTGGTAGCTTCCACGCCAGTAGGTCTGTAAATGGAGATAACATTAATAACTTGGTCTTCGCCCCAAGCTCCTGCACCCCATTCACCACCGCCCCAACCAGAGCCACCGACAAATCCAGAAGCAGCAGGCATAGGGGTGGATTCGCCCCAAGGGTTCTCCCCCCAGGTGCCTTGCCCCCAAGCTCCTGCTACTCCTACATAAACAGTGACGTTAGCCATGGGCTTACCCTATCTTAGGCGATACGGATAATAGCGTTTGATGCGTCAGCCGTTGGGAATACGATCTGGAAGTCACCTGATGTAGATGTCTTATCTGAACCAAAGTCCAGAACAACAACTGTATCAGTTGTGCCTGAACCACCGCCAGTAGTTGTGTTATAGATCAACGCTCCACGAGCAGTAATTGTTGCAGACGTAAACGTAATGTCATCAAAGTCTGTGAACGCAGTCGTAGACGATGATGTCGGTGTTACGTTTGTCAACGTGCCACCACCCGCTGTATATGAACCAGACGCCGCAACTTCGTTAGTTGTTGTGTAGTCTGTTGTAGATGCATCGAATGAAGCATTGTTGTCGTACAGAGCAATCTTAAAGGTATGCCCTGTTGAGTTTGTGAAGTCGTGTTGTGCTTGCATCAATTCAACTTTGAATGATGTACACATGAAGTTTCCAGTAAAGGCCATGGCTATAGTCTCCTTATGAGTTCAGCCAGTTCGGGATGTCCCGCATCATTAAGTGCATTATACACAGTTGTGCGGTCGCTGCGAATAGCCTGTCGCATATAATATGCAATCAGCTTTTCGATGTGCTTAGAAAAAGCACGGGCTTGGTCCCTAATACCTGGATGGGCATTATCGGAGACCGAAATTACTTTCTCGACGCATTGCTCCGCTAGTTCTTCAGGAGTGAACCCGCGATTCTCTGTGGTTCTAACCCCAACTACCGGAGTATCTTTCTCTACGTCTAACTTAAACTCAAACATTACTGTTTAGTCCTTATTACCATACCAGTGCGGTACTGGTCAGTTGTTTCTTTTGCTTCGCCTAGCATCTTAACACCAGTGACAGCTTCTTGGAACCGACCAGCATACATCCCCATAACATCCTGTTCGCCCTTCATATAAACATACGCTTCTATGAGCGATCCGTAAAGAAGGGCCATCTCTGCGTTTTCACTTAACCAAGTTGTGCCGCTATCCGACAACGCAGTCAAACTTTGTGGACGGTAGAAATAATGAAGCTCTACTTCGTAAGTAGTGTCAGGCGTGGGTGCTAGAATAAAGTTATCCACATCGAACACAGCATAATACCGTGGCTCACCCGTAGTAGTGGCATCTGGTGTATATGTCTGCAAAAAGCTGACATCCTTAAACTCGACAAACTCTTTGTCGCCATTTGTCTTTGTGTAGCTCAACGAGAACGGAGCCAAGAAGTCTGAAGGACATGGCAGGTATTTCTTAGATGCAACCACATTTGTAGTCGCATTTTTGCGGAACAAACTAAGCTGCACATTCTTCAGAATCCGCTCTTCCGCCATGCGGATAAACGACGGGATGTTGTTTACGAAAGACGTTTCATCGTTTTCCGTATAATCCTGCACAGCCTGTTTTAATTGTCCGTATGTATAACTCATAGTGTATTAACCTTATAACCCATACCACTGTGGACACTACAATATGTATACAGTGTTGGCGCACCTATTGCGACTGTAATTTGTGTATACGCCCCAGCAGACCCTGGAGTACCGTTGTAAGTAACCCCTGTTGTATACTCTACGCCGCCGCCATGTGTGCCATCTGGAGTTGTTGAAAAACGCAGAGGATGACCAG